GGTTGGAACACCTAAAAGAGATCCAGATTTTTATTCTTGGGTATAGATTATGTCATTTGGTGGATTACCTTTTGGAGACATAGTATTTGGTGCTGATACAGGAGGCATCACAGAGACTATAGAAAAAGAATTAATAGTTTCTTGGAACGTGGATAGAGAAGTAAACAGTGACCTTGTATTACACTGGAGTTTGGTTAACCAAGTAAATAAAGACCTTGTATTAGAGTGGGGACTTGGACTTGTAGTATTTAATGAACTCATTGTCTTTTGGGACATGGGTGGAGTAGTAGAAAAAGAACTTATATTATTATGGCAAATACCAGATACCATAACTAAAGATTTAAGTCTTATTTGGAATGTAGCAGAAGCAGGAAATATTGAAGTAGGAAATGGTAAATACAAATTACCAGCAGTGGACAGAGTTAAAAAATTCTGTGCTTAAAAATTAAAAGGAAAAAGATATGCCTATTACAGCAGACGAAATTAAATACTATGAATCCACAAATAATTTGGGAGGAGCAATTACAGGGGTAGAAGTTGTAAGTGCTACCTTACATAATTTATTTGATTTGGTTTCAAGTGATGGTGCTTTATTAGGGGAAGTGAATTACAGATGTATTTATGTAAAAAATGTAAATACAAGTCTTACCCTTACAGAAGCTATTTTATTCATTGTGAATAACACTCCATTGGTGACTACTGAATTGGCCATTGGTGTTGGTACAAGTATTAATGGCGGAGTAGAGCAGGTCATCCCAGACGAAGATACTGCACCACCAGGCGTTACTTTTAGTGACTTGATTGGAGCAGGGAATGGATTACCTTTAGGTAATTTAATTACAGGTGGCCACCAAGCTATCTGGTTACGTAGAACAGTGGCAGCAGATGCTTCTGCAGCAGCAGGCGATGGAGCAACGGTTTCTGTTCAAGGGAATACAGTAGCATGATGGTACGGAAGTATTTTTATACTTCAGTGGACGGGAACCATTTCCCTGATTCTGACTTGGGTGATGATTTGTATTATGCAATTGATTATTCTTGTTGGTTAGCTAGTGAGAATGACACATTAGAGAGTATTGATTGGATAGTCCCTGAAGGTATTAGTTCTGATGAATCATTTATTTCAGGTACAAATGCAAATATAAAAATTAGTTCTGATACTGTTGGTTCGTTTAAATTAATCTGTAATATCCATACTGTTGAAAATGGCAAACAGCAGACTAATGCTGTGCCTATGATATTACGTGTATTTTAGTAGGAAAATTTAATGGAACAAATTAAAGAAGTTGTTAAAAAAGACCCTACATTAGATGACACCAATGATTTTACAGATTGGGCGAATGCTCCTACGGTACAGGATTTAAAGCAGGATTATTTGGATGCACAATCAGACCAAGATGCACACATATCAGATGTGGAAACTTGGTTGGATAATATGAACATAACTGGTTCAGCTAAAATAAAGCCAGTAAAAAACAAATCTAGTATTGTTCCTAAATTAATACGTAAACAAGCTGAATGGCGTTATGCCAGTTTGAGTGAACCATTCCTCAGTACAGAGGATATATTTGATACAGCTCCTGCTACCCATGAAGACAAAAAATCAGCTATCCAAAATGGATTGGTTTTAAACAATCAATTCAATACCCAATTACAGAAAGTAAAATTCATAGATGATTTTGTACGTACAGTTGTAGATGAAGGTACGGCTATTGTTCGTGTTGGTTGGGAATACCAAGAAGAAACTGTTGAAGTAGAAGTACCTGATTTTACTTATACTCCTTCAACAGACCCAGCAGTGGCTCAGTTGCATCAACAACTACATGGTTTGATGCAGCAAGACCCTAAGAAATTTGAAGAGGAAGTACCTCCAGAAGTGCAGGAAGCACATAAATTATCTATGGAAAGTGGACAACCCATTATTGCTACCCAAACAGGTAGTCATATGGAAGACCAAGTTAATGTATTAAGAAACCAACCCAGTATTGAAGTATGTGGTTTTAGAAATATAAGCATTGACCCTACTTGCATGGGTGATTTGGAAAAAGCAGAGTTTGTTATTTATAGCTTTGAAACCAGTTTATCTGAGCTGGAAAAAGAAGGTAAGTATACAAATTTGGATCAGATAAATATTGAAGCTAATTCAATATTGGGTGACCCAGACCATTACTCAGAAGATGATTCTAATTTTAATTTCTCTGATAAACCTAGACAAAAATTCGTTGCATATGAATATTGGGGTTTCTGGGATATTAACGATGATGGTATTACTAAACCTATTGTAGCTACATATGTAGGTGATGTAATGATTCGCCTGGAAGAAAATCCATTTCCAGACCAGGCAATTCCTTTTGTATCAGCACAATATTTACCAGTTAGAAAATCTGTATATGGTGAACCTGATGGTGCATTACTAGAAGACAATCAGAAAATTATTGGTGCAGTTACAAGAGGCATGATTGATATTATGGCCCGTGCTGCAAATGGACAGCAGGGCAATAGAAAAGATGCTTTGGATGTAACCAATAAACGTAAGTATGACAGGGGACAGGATTATGAATTCAATCCAGCAGTTGACCCTAAACAAGCTTTCCATACACACAAGTTTGAGGAGATACCTACCAGTGCTCCATTTATGATTCAGATGCAGCATTCAGAAGCAGAGTCTCTTACTGGTATAAAAGCATTCTCAAATTCAGGATTAACAGGTGATGCATTAGGCACTAGCGTAGGTGGTATTAAAAGTGCTTTGGATGCCAGCTCTAAACGTGAGCTAGGAATCCTCAGAAGGCTCTCTGAGTGCATGAAACAAGTTGCACGTAAAATCACAGCAATGAACGCAGTATTCCTCTCAGAAGAGGAGGTAGTGCGTATTACCGATGAAGAGTTCATTACTGTTAAACGGGACGATTTAGAAGGCAATTTTGACATAAAATTAACTATCTCTACACCAGAGGCAGACGAGCATAAAGCACAAGAACTGGCCTTCATGTTACAGACCTTGGGTAATACAGTTGACCCTGGAATGACTACAATGATTCTTTCTGACATTGCTAGGTTACGTAATATGCCTGAGTTGGCTAAACGCCTTGAGTTGTATAAACCACAACCAGATCCAATTGCACAAGAAAAAGCTATGCTTGAGGTTGAGTTACTTAAAGCACAGATTGCTAATGAAAATGCTAAAGCACATGAGAATAATGCAAATGGTGAATTGGATTTGGCTAAGACTCAAGAGACTCTAGCCAAAACAGCAAACATCTCCAGTGATACGGACCAGAAAAATCTAGACTTTGTTGAACAGGAAAATTCAACCAAGCATGACAGAGAAGTTGATAAGATTAAGTCACAGTCTGAAGCACAAACTAAAATGAAAATAGTTGAAGGAGTCATGAAAGCAAATCAAACTAACCAATAATACATGATTGGCTAGTTTATAAAAATGCAGTAGTATCCCAATAAAGGGGTATTACTACACAGAGGATAGTGGAAACACTTATCTATTTTAAGAAATCCTACAGGTAGTGCTGGGGGAAATGAGGGTAATAAAATGAGTCAGGAACAACAGTTAGAACAAGTAGAGTTGAGTATTAAACAAGCTAAAGCAACTATTGAAAGACGTAACAGTTTGGATAAGCTTTTCTCTAATGAGCATTTCAAAGCAATTATTTTAAAAGGTTACTTTGAAGAAGAAGCAAGTAGATTGGTTTTGATTAAGGCATCGCCAAGTATGCAAACAGAAGAATCACAAACGCAGATTAATAAGTCGATTGATGCGGTTGGGTTTCTAAGACAACATTTTCATATGATTGCCCAGACAGGCAATATGGCTGAAAGAGCTTTGGCTGATGACCAGAATACTCGTGAAGAATTATTAGCAGCGGGGTTATAAAATGGCTGACGAAGAGAAAGTTAATCATTTAACCATGTCCGATGAAGATATGGCTGACCTCCCTATGCCTGAACCTGAAGAAATTAACGAAGGAGAAAGTAATGAAACACATGATACACACGAGTCCGATGAATCAGTTGAAGGGGACATCACAGCAGCAACGGAGAGTGATGAAAGCAACGATGACGGATCACTCGAATCTGGAAGTGAACGGGAAACAAGTGACACCCGAAATGAAGATGGAAATGCGGATGAACGAGATGGACAACGAGCCGATAAGTTCAACGACCTAGATTCTACCGAAGAAGTACCTGAAACTGAGGCAAAAGAAGCCACAGAGGAAGCGAAAACAGAAGAGGCAGGTGATACTAAGGGTATTGACTATAAAGCCGAGTATGAACGTATTATGGCCCCATTCAGGGCTAACAATAAAGACATGCAGGTGTCCTCTACAGAAGAAGCATTAACACTCATGAAAATGGGTGCGAACTACAATAAGAAGATGGCTGGTTTAAAACCCAACCTGAAGCTTATGAAGATGTTGGCCAATAACGATTTACTCGATGAAAGTAAATTAGCTTATTTGATTGATTTGGATAAAAAGAATCCAGAGGCAATTTCTAAGCTAATTAACGAAAGTGGAATTGACCCGTTAGATGCCACCATAGATGACGCTACTGAATACAAACCAAGTACTTACACTGTAAATGATAAAGAAGTTGAATTGGATACTGTTCTTGACGATATTCGTGAAACAGACAGCTATGCAAAAACTATCGAAATTATAGGCAATAAGTGGGATGAATCCAGCAGACAAGTATTGTTAGAACAACCCAATGTTATTCGTTTAATCAATGAGCAAGTTGCCAATGGCATGTACGCTCAAATTAGCGAGGTGGTAGAACACCAGAAGATGTTAGGGAATTTAGCAGGCTTATCGGATATACAGGCATACAAGCAAGTTGGTGATGCAATGCAGGCAAATGGGCAATTTAGTAATGTAGCTCAGATTCAACAAAAAGTTGCCCCAATTACACCACAACCACTGATTAATAAACCTGTGAGTAATCCCAAGCTTAAAGATAGAAAACGAGCAGCAAGCTCAACAAAAAGTGCTCCCAGTTCATCTAAGGTAGCGGACTTTAATCCGTTAGCTGTTTCAGATGATGAATTTGAAAAGTTGGCTGGAAGCAAATTTATATAACTTTATTAATATAGGTAATTATTATGGCTAACGAAAGAACCTACAATGACCCAATAGGCGGGTCACCATCTGAAGTAGGGGTACAATTTCGTACTGACTACTATCAGAAAAAAGCGTTAATTGAAGCGAAGAAAGAGCAGTACTTCGGTCAATTAGCTGACGTAACTTCCATGCCTAAAAACATGGGTAAGACAATTAAACGTTATCACTACCTTCCTTTACTGGATGATGCAAACGTCAATGACCAAGGTATTGATGCTGCAGGTGCAATCGGTGATGAAACTGTTGGTACTATCAAGATGACTATTGTTCTTCTTGAGCCTGATGCTTTCGCAACAGGTGTTACTTACGATGTAAATGCTGATGTAGTAAATGATGCACAACAAGGTTTCTTCACTGGATTACCAAATGGCCACACTGGGCATTTCTTTACTGGTGAAGCTGTAACCATTGCTGATGCGACTACTGCTGCTCAGGCAAAAGTAATTGCTTTTGTTAAGCAAACCAACAGTATTGCTGCGACCACATATGCTGAAGCTTTATACGGTGTTCTTGGTTCTGCTGGTGCAGTTGTTGCTGGTGGTTGGGTATCTAACGGTGGTTATTACAATGACACTGAAGCAGCTCTAGCTGTTCCTTATGGCGGTAACCTTTATGGTTCATCTAAGGACGTTGGTACTATTGCTTCTAAAATGCCTGCATTGTCAGAAACAGGTGGTCGTGTAAACCGTGTTGGTTTCAAACGTATTGAACTTGAAGGCACTATCGAGAAATTTGGTTTCTTCGATGAGTACACTCAAGAGTCTTTGGACTTTGATACTGATGCTGAGTTAGATATGCACGTAACCCGTGAAATGGTTATGGGTGCTAACGAAATCACTGAAGATGCATTGCAAATTGATTTGCTTAATGGTGCTGGTGTAATCCGCTTTGGTGGGGATGCAACTGCTACTGATGAAATCAACGGTGAAACAGGCACAGAGTCTATTGTTACTTACAATGACCTTATGCGTTTGGCTATTACACTTGACGAGAATCGTTGCCCTAAATCAACTAAAATGATTACAGGCACACGTATGATTGATACTCGTGTAATTGATGCAGCTCGTTTCTTGTATATCGGTTCTGAATTAATCCCTACGATTAAAGCAATGACTGATTTGCATGGTAATCAAGCGTTCATTCCAGTTCAGCAATATGCTGCGGGTGGTTCACCAGTAACTACTAATGTAGGCACAGGTGAGATTGGTTCTGTAGACCAATTCCGTATCATTGTTGTTCCTGAAATGATGCATTGGGAAGGTGCTGGTGCTGCTGTTAGTACCAATGCTGGCTACCGTGAAACTGGTGGTGCATACGATGTATTCCCAATGTTGGTTGTTGGTTCTGGTTCATTCACAACTATCGGTTTCCAAACTGATGGTAAAACTGTGAAGTTCAAGATTACCAATAAGAAACCTGGTGAAGGCATTGCGTCATTGGATGATCCATATGGCGAAGTAGG